CTACTCTTAATCCGGTCAAAGTGTGATTTTCATTGAGGTTGTTGTTTTCAAAGTTTACAGCATTGCCATTGCTATCTATTTGTCCTTGAGTAAACCTACAAACTGATCTTGAAGCAGTTCGGTTTGGGTACTCAACGCCTCCAAGTACATACGCTCTGAACTGACAAGAATACTCAAAAAAGCCATTAAAATTATAGTAAGTTTCTATATCTTTTTTAGTTAGCATCCTTACTCTTTCAATACCATTGCCTTCCCACTGTCCGTTTACATTAAGCCTTAACCAAGCGTGATAAGGGCTTAGCCCTGCGGCGCTGGTAAATTTACTCGGGTAAACTGCTACTCCTGAGAATCCGGTGTATCGACTTCTTTTTAAACCGTCTCCAGTGTTTTCAAAGTATGGCGCTGGGATAACGTTAGAAGGATCAGCTATGTAGTCTTGATCCGTTAGTATCGGTTCATAAATTCCAGAAGAGTTTTTAGAGGCTGAACTATTGTGACCTGTATAAAGACCTTGATTGAGCTGTTTGTTAAACGAGTCAGTTATGTCTGATGTCACTCTATTGTCAACAAATGGTCTAGCGAATCCAACCCATTGTCCGTCATTGAATGTAGTAGGATTTATTCCTGATACAGCATAATCATAAGAATCAAAAAAGCTTACGGCCATATGTAATTGTTTATCGAAAGAAAATCTCAAAGGATGATCTGTGTCAAAGTTTGCAGTCGCAACAATTAGATTGCTGTTTATAAGCGCTCCATTGCTTGAGCAGCTACTGCTAACGCAGTCTTCGTATACTACGGTATCTACGAATGGAATCTTTATGATTTGATATTCGGTGTATTCGCTTTCGGTTAACCCTAAAGAGGCTCTTCTTCTTGTGTTGTCCGGAGTTCCGGTTAAACCTCCTAACGGAGAGTGAGCGCCAAATGCTCCAGTATGGTAAGTGAAATCTCCAGTAGAAAACGGTTTTGCGGATAAATATATATTACCGCCAACGATATCATTAAACTGAGCGCCAAATTGTCTTAATAAGATTCTAATTTTACCGTCAGAAGTAATTAATTGCTCTGTGCATAAGTCTTCATAAGATTGGCAGGGTCCGGGCCTTGACCCTCTTTCTATATAATGTCTAGGTGTTAGCCAATACCCGCTGGGTCTTAAGTTGTTTACTTCTACTATATCGTAGCCTTCCGTCGGGTTAGATGAGCTGTCTGTAGAATAACCCCCGTTAACTACATCACGAGCTTCGACTGCTAGATCGTAATGTCTATACGGGCCACCCGCTATATCTGCATTTCTACCAAAAGCAAAATCAAAATTTCTACCTTTCGATGTATAGGTTTGTCGAATAGTTCCTGTTAGGGCGGAATTAGCAAGCGGTTCTCTTACTGTAACTCTATAGTCTAACTCAATAGGTGGAGTTCCATTTTCAAAAGAGACATCCCAAGTAAATGTTTGATCTTTAGAACTTGGGTGTATTACGGTATTTACTCCTGCGTTTTTTGCCGCCTCTGGGTTCGAGGCAGAATCACTAGTTAACCTGAGTGAGCTAATTGAAACGTCTCTAATAGGAAAGTGGTTAGTAACATCTACCGCCGAGGATGTAGATGCGTAATTATTGGAGTATACTCCACCGTTATTTACCGCGTAAACAAGAAAATGATATCCAGTATTATTTACTGAAGGTATATAGTCGGCGGTTAAGGTAGTTTGCCCTATGACTGCTGGTATAGTATTTATTTTGAAGCCGACTTTTGGAATTGGCTTGGTTACCGATGGGTTTACAAAGTCAGAACTTTGCCCCCAAGCTTCTCCAGTTTTTACATATACTTCGTAGTAACTGGTGGTGCCTAAGTTTGTAGGGCAGCCTACTGAATAAGTAATCTTTTTACTGTTTGTAGTAAGAGAGCCGAGCGAGGCACTGATCCCGGTTGGGTTTGGAGGTGGTGCCGCTGTGCCTGCTAAGTCTGGATCTTTTGGGGTAAAGGTAATTCCTGATTCGATTGCTGCGAACTTGCCAGTGTAATGCTTCGTCGCTGTAACGCTGTATTTGGTATTTTCTTCCTCTTGAATGTTTACTACGTTGTAGTATTCCGGTTCGTACACATTATCATCAAGACTCCAAGATAATCCCGTTTCTAGATTGTAAGCAGAAGGAACTGAACCATTGGGGAAACCTATCACTGTACCGTAAGTGGCTCCATCGATTCCTGAGCCAATAATCCCGCTACCTACACTAAATCCTAATGTGGTAGGATTGCCTGCTGGGTCTGTGATGAAATCTATTTTGTTTATTTGTGGTTTTCTTAAGTTTTGTATATCCGCAGAGTCAAAATCAGTATCTGAGGCTAACTGTTCAGAATCGTAAAAATAAGTAGGATTTGTTAATGTTAAAGAATACTCGGTGCTACCTTTAAGTGCAACAGCTCTGTCTAAAGTTACTCCTGTTGCGTTTATGTCAAGGGCTCTACCTCCTAGTAAATTAGTTCCTCTATTTTTATCCGATATTCTAATTAAGTCTCCGGGTCTAACAAGTAAAGAGTCCATACCGGCAGAGAAAGAAACGCTTTCTTGCTCAAAGCTGTTGGTATGAAGTATCCACCTGCCAAGTCTTATAGCTTGAGCTTTACTTGTGCAACCGAAAGCTGTGACCTCGGTCTCTCTTACTCCATATTTTCTTATAGCATCTACGTCCTCTACATACTCTAATGCTGGTTTGTAAAAATTTTCTTTATCATTGTATCTAACAACCGCTACAGAGAATCTGGTTTTTTTGGCTGTTGAGGAGTAATTAAAGTCGCCCTCTTCGACATTCGCGTTTGTAAATTGTATTACGGGTTCTCTCTCAGAATCTTGAATCGCGTTTATCGTACCTAAGCCATAGTAAACTATACCTCTAAATATACTTGCAAAATCTTGAAGCACCTTAAACGCTTCTTCTCTGGAGTTTATGTAAACGTTCGCAGAAAATCTAGGCTCGACTCCGTCGTTTCCATCGTCGACTAACACATCGCAGTATTGAGCAATTTTGTATAAAGACCACTTGTCTATTTTCATGGACTCTATGTATTTGCCTAGACCGTACCTTTTATTAGTTACTAAGTCGTAAAAAATCCAAGCAGGATTGTCTGTCCAATATTTTTTAGATTTAAACGTACCGTCCCAGTCTCCGTCGTATCTTCTGTGCGCTGGGTCATAATTACTAGGGACTTGTACTTTTAATAATTTAACATCAAACGCCCTGTTTGGTATCGAGCTAAAATACTCAGCCTTAAACTGAGACCCGATCACTGCGGAGTTTGGGTAAGATAGGCTTGTTTGAAAAATTTCTGTTGTAGAATCAATGAAACTTTGGTTTTGTACGAATGAGTTAATTGAGTCTAGTGTGGTTCTTGTAATTTGGAATTCCCAACCAACTAGATTGTCTTTGGTAACTAGCTCGTCGTCGTAGTTTACTGTCGTTTTTATAGTATGCAAATATGGACTACTAATTAAACCTGAAACATTTGTATTGTCTGAGGAGTTATCTGTTAACCAAGGACCAGAGGTTCCGTTTTTATACAAGGGTCTGTACTGAGTCAAGAAAGATATTACGCTTCCAACCTGCTGGTTTTGCTCGTCTGGCGTGAACAGAGAGCCAGCTTTAGTATAGGATAACGCTGGGATTTTTACGTTTATTTCAAATGAGTTTAAATTTGTGTTTAATACTCTAAAGTTTTTAGGGTAAGATGTGGCTCCGGCTTCATCTTCTGGGCCATACAATCTTTCATTTATAGCTTTACTTTTTTGAGTTTTAAGAGCGTCGGACTCGAGTAGGAAGTTATCGTTTTTAGTAATTCCTACTGCATCTCCGTCAGAAATAGCATATTTAAAATTCTGAAAGTTATAATAATTTTTACCGTTAGAGCCTTCGCTTACAACTGGAGTTTCGTTAAGATATATTGATCTTAATTGATTTTCTGGAAACTCTCCATAAGAAATAAAATCCCCACTTGTGTAACCTGTGCCGCCTAGTTGTCCTGATAATATGTGTTCTCCAGAGACGAGACCTTCTATTTCACCTTCAGAAATTAAATCGATAGTGTTAACTATTGATCTAGAAGTGACTAAATCACTACCAGATAAAGCACCGAAACCTGAACCTGTTGTTTGTTCGGTAAACGGAATACCTGATAGAGAGGTCTCAAAACCAGAAGCTTGTAAGTCTGAAATATTTACAACTTCATTTCTTTGCAAGACTCCTGTAAAGTTAGTTAAAACCGCCATTTTATATTACCCTTCCTGCTTCAGATACTAGTTTCTTTTCTACGTCGTAAGAAGTTAAGATTACTTGACTACCAACCATTAATCGGCCATACCCGATTGGAACAGGCCCGCCTTCGTTTATAACATTTGTAGGACCGCTAAAAAGATAAGACTCACTTAAGGCCTGCGGGTCTGAACTAGGGTTTGTTATAAGTCTATCTTCAGGTTTTTCTGGCGGTTTCGATAAGGCGTCTGACATGCCTGCGAAAAACAATATAGAACCAAGAGTCTTAGTCATTGCGCCGTCACCAAAAAACATTAAACCTGCTCCAAGAACTGAACCTAATAAACCAAAGAATGCGCCCTCTACAACGGGAGCAATATCAATTGATTTTAAATTATTTCTTTCTAATAACAACGGATTACCTTCTTTTGTGACCTGTTGTATTTCATTGTTTACTTTTACTACATATTTTACATTTTTTTGAGATAAAGAGTTTATACTCTTAAACAACTTAGAAGACGTTAAACAGTTAACTGCATGAAGCGCTTCTCTAACGCTTGATACCGATAACGACCAACTTTTCTTGCCAACTTTTTTAGCAAGAACTCCGTGAATTCTAATGTCTACTAAGTCTTTACTCATGCGATGTTAGGCTCCATGACCTCAAAAGAGTCTTTAGAGGATATATATAAAACACTAGTCAGTTCTAGTAATTGTGAAATTTCTTTATCGGCACTTGAAAAAGAATTGTCACCTTTAGTGTGAGAGTGATAAACGGCCGCTACGTCTCCATCTAGTAGCGCATTTAAATATTCTTCGATGCTTATTTTGAATTTATCCTCTTTGTTTTCTGCGGAATTCTGACACTCTTTTAGGATTATGTCTCCATTTTCATTTTCTAGAATTAAGCCGCAGCACTCCTCGGGGAAGACCTTTTTTGCGTGAGACCTTATCTTATCTTTTATTGGATCAGTTAGTGTCATTTTAGTTTATACTCGTTCTAGTGTTAGTTCCCGGAAAACCTCCGAAAGGTAAAAAATCCTTGGCTGTACCGCTGGTTATTCCATCACCAGTGAAAGCTTTACCACTGTTGCCCCAGCGAAGCTTGCAACCTTTTAAGGTTTTCGAGCATTGATCTGGCTCCCAGTATGTAGAATGAGGAGGACAAACATTAGAGAAGCTGCCAGTATGTTTTGATACGAAATAATATTTAATACTATTCTTTTCTATAAATACTACATCTCCTGATGAATAAATACCTCCAGTTAAATAAAGTCCTGAAAATCTGTTGCTACCAGTTTGGTTGCCTAGACCCTCGGGCGTATAGTCTCCAGCTTTACCAGAAATAAGTTCGTCATTAGCGTTCGCTACTGGTGGAGCGAAGTCAGGTAAAACAGCGTTATAACCAAAGGTTCCTGATATGCCTGTTTGATTGTCGTTGGCTGTTGGTCCATTTAATTTAGATTTATATTCATAGCAGCAGCCTTCACCTCTGTAAGTGAACGGACATCTTGATGCATAAATCACTCTGCTTGGTAATTTTAAATTTTGTAAATCAAAAATAGAAGAAAGTTCAAATTGAATACTGTTTTTATTTTCATTAGACTTTCTTTCGATAAAGAAAACGTCTCTTGGGAATTCAGCGTTTTGATCTTCTTCGGAGCCTACTCCTTCGATCGTGTCTCCGTTTTGATCTGCGTCTAAAAATTTTGCGAAGGTTCTAATTCTGGTTACTTTCGCTCCAACAAAATTTTCAAAATTAATAAAGTTGCTTTTTAATAACGAGAAAGAGGCATTCTCCTCTAAACCTTCTACAGAGGTTATCGTTAGAGTCGGAGTAGGCAGAGTCCCTGCAGAGTTCATTTCAAATCCTTCGGCTTGGATTGGTAAGGAAATGTAATTATTTGACTGGAACTTAAGAGTTACCCCATTTAAGGAGTTCATGTTATGAAATCTAAACGGTGCAGGATTATAGTTCTCGTTAGATTTTTTTAAAGTGATATCAGAGGCTAGTTCACTAATGTCTATTTCATACAAGACTATTAAGGTAGAGGGGTCTAGTTTTAAAGATTCGCTCGCTACCTTTTTCAGGGATGTCTCTGCTTGACTTTTATTCATTTATTATGGCACCTGATCAAAGCTCGCTGAAACGTTCAGTACGTCTTGAGACGCAAGAGTGCTACTGAATTGTCTACAAACAAACTTTCTTCTTGTATTATAAGGAGAAGGAGGAGTAAAGAAAAAGAAATCCTTACCTGATCTAGATTCTAAGAAATGAAGTATAGCCATAGCTTCTTTGGTGTTTCTACCGTCGAAGGTCATAGAGATTTTAATTAAATCATTATTGATTCCGTCTACCATTCTTTGCTCGTAACCATCTCCAAACTTAATAGATTTAACTTTTGGATCGTGTGTTACGGACATGTTAAAGGAAGGAGTCCATATAAAATTTGGAGAAGTAACATTTGATGCCGAAGCGTGAGTTGAGGTCGGAGCGGTAATCATTCCTCCCCAGTACGCAGAGGTCGTTGATGGTGTTTCAGACACCGGAACTGATTGCAGGGCGTACCAAAAATAGCCG